AAATGGATAAACATTTAGATGATCCTAAAGAATTTCAGAGCTTTATAGTATCACAACGAAAAGAATTAATTAAATCAATAAAAATAATAAAGGCTGTAGAAGATTAATAGGAAACATTAATGAGTTGTAAAGAAAATCCAGACGGTACTAAATGTCCTGAAACATCAGATAAGTCTTGTAGTCCATTTCAGTTAACACAGAATAACGACTCTTGTTTTATTGACTCTGTTGTGGAAGAATCTCTCAACATTGGTGGAGCGGATGTCCACGTCTTCAAATTACTTGGAATCCACGAACAAGGACAATTAATTGATCTTATTGGAAATGGTATTGCATTATCAGGTGGAGATGCTACAGGATTTCCAGCCAGCAATGCGTTTGATGTATTTGTTACTGAATGGCGATCTTCTCAAGTAGGAAACGATGTACCATCATCAGCTTATATTGGATATGATTTCGGTGAAATAAAATTAGATAATGATCGGTTACGGTATGGTGTTGAAACTTTTATTAGACACGATATATCTACAATCAAAGTTAAGCAAGGTGCTAAAACAGAAAATAGAGCTACACGTGCTCGGTTAGAGCGATCTCCAGATGGAGTTAATTGGTATGGAGTTTCTATTATCACGTTACCTGATGATGATAATTTAAACACAATTCATTTAAAGCATACTGTCCCATCTCGTTTTTGGAGACTACGTCCAGTTGATTTCAATGGTGGAGTTTCAGACGCTTGGATCATTCAAGCATTTGAGATGATGGATTATGATGAAACTTCTATTGATGATATACAAGATGATATTTTCTTAGAAAATAGAGACAGAGATTACGCCACAGAAAGTATAACAATTAAATCAACATACGACTTAATTGATATACAAACAGAACTTACTCGTTTTGGTATTGAGCTTCCAAGTCAACAATATTATATGCACATTAGCTTTAACGCTGCTGTACAATTATTAGGCCGACCAGTTGTTATTGGTGATATATTTGAAGTTCCAAGTGAAACTCAATATTCAGCAACAATGCAACCAATTAAAAAGTACTTAGAAGTAACAGATGTTGGTTGGAGCACAGATGGTTATACTCCAGGCTGGCAACCAACGATGCAACGTATTATTGCTCAACCAATGCTTGCATCACAAGAGACTCAAGATATATTTGGTGGACTTGCAGCAACTGCTGATAGTATGGGATTATTAGATATTAATGATGGATCCCATCCAGTGTTCCAAGATATATCCAATGTAAGTCAAACAATTGAATCAGAAGCAAAATCAAGCACACCAGAATTAGGTCGTGATCTTGCTAATGTCCGAGAATTTACAGAAGAAGAGTTACAAGCTGCTGCTGACCAAGGATTACCTAACCTTAGTAAGATTGGTATAAATCCTACTGGGTTGTATGTTGAAGATGCATTACCACCAAATGGACTTGAATATACAGAAGGTGATACACTTCCAGAAAATCCAAGTGATGGTGATTATCATAGATTAACATATACTGGATTAGCTGGTGATATACCAGCACGATTATTCAGATATTCTATTGCAAAAACAAGATGGCTTTATCTTGAAACAGATAAGAGAGCTCAATATAATCAAACCAAACCAATACTACAAGAGTTCTTATCAAGCACAACAGCAACACCTTCAGATGAGGTACAAACATAATGGCGATGACTCACCACTACTATGATAAGCAGATTAAAAAGTATCTGACTCAGTTTATGGCAATCTTTGCTGGAATGCAGGTTAGCATAGGCAAAAACGACGACTCAGATGAAGAACAATTAATATCAGTACCTATACAGTACGGTAATAAGGACAGAGTTGTGGCGCACATACTCGGTGATAATACACAAAATAAACCACTTCGTCTTCCTATGTTGAGCTCATATATAAATGGAATTAATTTGGCACCAGAATTACGTAAAGGTGTTGGACAAACTAAAAGGCAAACATATCTTCCGCGTGGTGAATTATTCCCTGATGGAATTAAAGTCATTAATCAGTATATGCCAGTTCCATATAAACTATCCGTTGAGTTGGCGTTGTACGCAAGTAATACAGATCAACATCTTCAAATGTTAGAACAAATAATGATGATTTTTGACCCAATTATTCAGATACAAACATCAGATGCAATATTTGATTGGGCTAAATTAACGACCGTTGAAATGGAAGGTATCAATTTTGACCAAAGTTATCCAATTGGTACAGAAAGAAGAATGATAATATCAACATTGACATTTGGTATGCCAATATATATTTCTGCGCCAGCAAATATACGAGATGATTTTATTAAAGACATTTTTGTCCGTGTTGGTGCGGTTTCTCAGAGTGCTAATACAGCCAATGAGATGATAGAAGATTTAGATGATCAAGGATTAGATTATGAGAATTGGTTTAGTCTTGATGATATTGATATAGATGAAGAGTAATGCCAATTTACCGTAATTTTTGGTGGTGGCGTATAAATACTAACAGACCTACAATAGGAAATTAATAATATGGTTAAGGAGATACAATAATGGCTACATTGGTAAGTCCAGGTGTAAGTGTTCCAGTAACAGATGAGAGTTTTTTCATACCCGCTGCTGCTGCCACGGTACCACTAATTTTTATTGCTACAGCTGATGAAAAAGTCCAGACTGATGGAACATCACCAGCCGCTGGTACATATGAGCACGACGTAGTTCGTACAGTAACATCACTCAAACAGAGTCTTGAACTATATGGTGTTCCAAGCTTCCTTGAAGATGTAAGCAACAATCCATTACACGGCGATGCTCGTAACGAGTATGGTCTTTTTGCACTGAACCAATTTCTTGGTTTAGGTAATAGAGCATTTGTTGTTCGTGCTAACGTTAATTTAGATGACAACATAGAGACACTTCGTACATCTTGGAATGCTAAGATGGTTACTGCTGGTACAACGATTCAGATTCTTGCACAAGCATTAATAGATGAGTATAACAACGTCCAAGGTTTAATTCCTGCAGATGCTGGATATAAAACAACAGTAGATGCAGCAGAATTTTTATCACTTGCTGCAAGTTCAACTTCAGACATTTGGGACCTTGCTACTTTCTCAGGACTTGAAACAGACTTCTTTGATGATGCAGCTTTTCCTGCTGCAAGCACAAATGGTTTCCAAGTAGTAGATTTTGGTAATAGTATTACCGCTGCTGGAAATGCAACTGGTCTTTTAGATGATACAACAGTTTATACTGCAACTATCACAGTTGATGGAACAGCATATCCAATTACAGTTACTGGTAGTGCAGCACAAACATTTACTGATTTATTAACACAAATTGATACTGATCTTATGACTGCTGCTACAGCTTCACTTGATCCATCAGGTTCTCCATTACTTGCAGATATTAAAATCACAAGTGCAACAACTGGTGCAGCTTCAAAAATTAGTATTACAGATGGAACATTATTTGCTACATTGAACGGTTATGTTGGTCTTGACGCTGCTGTTGATGGTGTTACTCAAGATGGTCCTCTTTCAGTATATGCAGACGGTTACGCTTTACCTGCAACTGGCTCATATATCGGTTTAGATGGTATTGCTGCTGCTTGGACTGGTGGTGGTAGCCCGAATACAACAGAATGGACTCCTGCCGAAGCTGTAACAACTCTTACAAGCGCTGCAGATGATTTCAAATTTACTGTTGAATTTAAAAATATTACAAGCCTTGGTGCAAATGATGCAGCTCGTAGAGCAGCTATCGTTACAGCAATTCAAGCAACGGTTAATGCTAACACAGAAGTTCGTTCTGAGAATTTTGAATTTAACTTAATTCTTGCTCCAGGATATCACGAATTAGTTGATGAGTTAGCAGCTCTTTCAGCCGATATTGGAAATGAAGCTTTTGTTATTGCTGATACTCCAATGAATATGGATGCATCTGCAGTAGTAGGATGGGCTGGTACAACAGCACGTCAAAGTTCAACTGATATTGCTTATTACTATCCACATGGATTAGCTTCAAACATTGACGGCAAAAATGTATTCATTGCTGCAAGTGGTACTGCATTACGTACATTCACATTTAGTGATAATGTAAGTCAGTTATGGTTTGCACCAGCTGGTACTCGTCGTGGTTTAGTTACAGGTCTAACTGATATTGGTTATGTATCTGGCGATCTTGGTACGGCTACTACATTCAATACATTACATGCAAATCCAGGACAACGTGATGATTTGTACAAATACTTCACAAATGTTAATCCAATAGTATTCTTCCCAGGACGAGGAATATTGATTTGGGGACAGAAGACTTCAGCACCTGATGCAAGTGCTCTTGATCGTATTAACGTATCACGTCTTGTTAAATATATCAAGCGTCAATTACGTAAAAATACACTTTCATTTGTATTTGAACCAAATGATCAATTAACTCGCGACAACCTTAAAGCTGTTGTGGATGGATTCTTAGGTGATATCGTAGTTAAACGAGGCTTATATGACTTTGCTACAGTCTGTGATGAGTCCAATAACACACCAGATCGTATTGATAGAAATGAAATGTATATTGACGTAGCTATCAAGCCTGTTAAGGCAGCAGAATTCATTTACGTACCTATCAGAGTTGTTGCAACTGGAGCCGAGATTTAATCGGTTCTGAATAGATTGGTATAAATAGGGTAAACAAGCATAAAAGGGAAATAAAGACATGGCGACAATTAATGACATTGGGA